ATTATTTACAAATGGTGCTACTACCATATATGCAGGAAGTTTTAATTCTTGCTTTATAAAAGCTAATTTTTTTTGTAAATCTTTTGTCATAGCGAAAGACCCCCTATATGATTCAGTCCATTTAGGCATTTGTGTAGCATCATAACCAGTCAATTCTCTATAAAGGTCAAATTTTTTATTTGTCACATCCTCTCCATAAAATCTAATAACTTTTTGTTGCTTATATTTTTATTGTTAAAAAACACTCTCTCTACTTTATGTTTGAGTTTTTGTCCTTTTAATTTTGCAACAAAATAATCGTTTTGCTTTTGTAAAAAATCTCTAACATCTCTTAATGACTTAAAATAATATATCTCACTATAAAAACCATTTCCTATTGCTGGTTTATACAATCTCCAATTTATACCAGTATCAGTTATCTTCCAGTCACCATACTTATAATTACTGTTTCCTAGTCTTTTTAGTTTAATTTTTATCATTTTGTTTCTCCATTTTTTTATTAATTTTTTCGTCAACATTCATAACATAATCTTTAGTAATAGTGCCAAGTTCTTTGTTGCCCCTCCAGTGTGATTTTCTCCAAACAAAACCATCAACTGAATTTTTACTTTCTGATCTCATTAAATGACCGCGTACTAAATGATGTCTTTTCTTATTAACGGTAGAATTTTGTTCTAAACTTACGTCATCTGGTACATTAATTGTAACAACATAGTGTTCAAATGCAGGCCTCCACCCTGGTTTATTTTTGTATGGATTCTTACTTGTATAAGAGTGTTTATTTGGTTGTAAGCCTTTGTTTTGTAACATATTTACACAAAAATCTTTAAATTCAGGGTGTGTCAATATAGAAATATGTATTACATTTTGACAAACTATTTGCCATAAAGCAGACATAGGATCTTTATAACCGTTTTTTTCTGATGATTTCAAAAGTTCTTTTATTCTACTTGCTTGATTTTGAAAATTTTGTTTTAGACTTACATTATCATCCCAATGTAAATACTCACCCTCTATTGGTGGTGTTGATGCAGGTTGTAACAGGCTTTGAAACCATAAGTATTCACCATTAGGCTTTAGTGCGTTAACATCATGTATTAAAATAGGTGTTCTAATAGCATCTAAATTAGAAATTTTTCCACCACACGGTAAAACAAGAGTTATTGGATAGTGAAAAGTTTTTGGTCTAGTAAAACATTCAACAACTTTTTTAGAAAATCTTTTTGGTTTATAAATGTTTTCAATTGGCACGTTAGTGTTGACGGTAATACGACACAACAATATTGTTTCACTTTTCCAATTATGTTTATAGCTATTAGCAATTATTTTTTTTTGTATTTTTTTAAAAGGATGTGGTTGTAGTATCTTTACACCTAACATTTTTCTCATTTTTACAAACCAAGCTGATGCATTTACTTCTTCTACCGACACAATACAAGTTGAATCCCCCCAACTATTTATTAAAAGAGTTTTTTCGTGAGGTACTCGCACATGTAAATCTCCAAAAAATTCATTTAAGACTTTTTTTGGTGGTAAAAGTTCGTGCAAAATGCTATGTTTATATTGAAATTTTAATGAGTCAAGCCATCTGTCGTACTCTTCATGAGTCGATTGAGCATACCAATTTAAAAGATTATATGCAGCCTCCTGTTCTTTAGAGTATGGACCCTCAACTAGCTCAGGAGGAGCCATATTAATTCCAAGTCTATTAATATTAATTAGCGGTTTTACGTTGCTTTTATATTTTTTTAAATCAAAATTTAAAAAATCATGTGCTTGATAAAAACCTGTGCAAAGTTTTTCTTCGTTTACTTTCCTAGACATCAAACTCGTATCCCAACATAACCTCAACTATGCTTGGAGTGTTATAGATCGTAGGTCTTTCCCCGTCCCTAACGGCCTTATAATCTCCAAGCGTTTTTTCTAGTTGTTCCCACCCCCTATCCATATCCTCATCATTCATTTTGAATATTTTTGTTGCAAAGGGATGCTTTGTTTCTTGTGCAACAAACAAGAAGTCTTCTACTTTAAAACCAGCTTTCTGATAACCTCTTCTATAAAAAGCGGCCTGTAAGTCATACTGATAACGTCTGATAGAGCGAGTAAATCCAGATACGGAGCAATCACTTGTAGTTTTATAATCAATAACTACAATAGATTCATCTGAATACGGTTGCACTACTGGGTGTCTGATAACATCAGACCTTAGCTTGAGGAGTACATCTTGCTCCCACCAGTACAAGGAGTTTTCGTATGGCTTGGTAAAAACTCCAGGATACTCGCCCTGATCAACGTCAAGGAACTTTCTTGCTTCTTCAATAAGGTTGTCCTTCATCTGAAACAAGATGTCCCTTTTTTCTTGTGTGATTACTAACATACCTCTATCTTCGTAATCACGTTTTAGTTGTTTGTTTGCATTTGTATACGGAGATCCAGATATAACTGCTACCTCGTTATTAAATGCGTTCTCGCCCTCTACAATAAGAGAGTGGGCGGCAGAACCAAACTGCATAGCAGGTGTAGGCTCTACCACCTCTTGCATAGCATGTAACTGCGATTGTCTAAACCTCCTTAAGG